CCCAAGTGTATCCACTATCTGTATCTGTTACAGAAATGGTCTTAAAGATGTTTTGATCCGAACCTTTGTCTGTGTTTGTTACAGTGAAAGTTAGATCATATGGATCACCAATAGTTCCATCTGAGGTATCAGTAAAGTCAATGTCAATTGATGCACCAGTTCCGCTACCTTCAACAAACTTCATGTACTGATTGTTTGTCATAGTTACGCTAGTGGAATCGCCATCAACAAATGTCAGATCATCGAATGGTTTGGTATTCGTGATTGTTAATTCATCGTCACCAGTAAAGTTGGAATCAATACCGTTGCCTTCTTTGATAGACAATGTGTCTCCAGAAGTGACTGTGTATGTAGTTCCATCATGATCTGCTATTGTCCAAGAACCGTAATTATCGTACTCAGATGAAATTGGAATGTTGTAATACAATGAACCGTTATTGGTGAATGTCCAACGATCTGTTGATTCATCCCACTGCATCTCAACGTTTGCAGAAGAACCACGATTAACGATGAGTCCTGCGTCTTCGGATGGAGCAATACCAACTCCCAAGTCTCCATTGAGTACAACGTATGTGTTGGATACCTTCAGTTGAGTTGTCTCGACCGATGTTACCGTTCCTGAAACAACAAGGTTACCACCAACTACGAGATTCTCACTAACGTTTAACTGACCTGCAACTGTTACATCGTCTGGTAATCCAACTGTGACTGTTCCATTAGAGCGAGAGACATTGACTTCGTTTGCTGTGCCAGAGATCGCAAGGACTGCACCAGTTGTCGCATTCTTGAGAGAGACAAGTCCATCTGATACAGTGAAATCTCCAGAATCAAACGATGCAACACCACGATTAGTTAAACCACCGTTAGAACCATCGGTGTTGGCAGTCGCAGAATTAATCGTTGCATTGTATGTAACACCAGTTGCCGTTCCGATTTCAAGATCGTTGTTTGCAGAAGTGTAGGTGAATGATGTGACACCTGCGACAGAGGTATTAGAAATACCGATTACTTGACCTTGCTTGTTGACACGAATGATTGGCACTTGAGAAGCAGAACCGTGGATGACACCACCTGCTCCCAAGTTCATTGTGTTCGCAATTTCTGCTGATGCAATACCACCATCTTTGATAGTGACAACACCAGAGGACACTGAGAAGTTATCAGTGCTAAATGACGCAACACCTTTATTCGATGTCGATGCTTCCTCTGCGGCAATTGTAACCGTATTTGCCGTAAGCGTGACATTAATTCCTTCGCCTTCATTGATGTTTAATGTCTCACCAAGTGCAACATCGAAATTAGAACCAGTGCCATTAGTTGCAAGTGCCACATGATCATTGAGTATCATTGAGTTGAGAATGTTGTCGTCACCAATGGCATTATTGGCAAAGATTTCACCATTGTTACTGATGATCTTAGTGCCATCGTTTGACAGATTGCCTGAGATATCAACGTTGTTGTTGATATCAACTGCCCCAGTGAAGGTAGAAGTCTCGTCAACTGTCAATAAGTCAGTCTTAACTGTTCCAGTAAACCATGCATTATTCCATTCTGCAGATGCTGAACCAAGGTTTCTTGTACCAGTTGGCAGAATGTTTGAGTCAACAAGACCGTTGAATGTAACGGTATCACCATCTGTGTCACCTAAATCAACATCTCCATCAAGAGTTGTTGCGCCTGTGACATTCAGTGTACCAAAACTCGCATTACTAACGGCAAAGGTTTGGTTTGCTGCAAAGGAAGTAGATCCTTCAACCGTTAAGTTACCCTTGACAGTTATGTTATTATCTGTTGTAATATTGTTTGAGAACGTATTGTTCGCATAGACATTGTGCCAACGAGTCGCAGTCGCACCGATGTCATATCGTCCAGTACCGTCATTTGTTACTGGAATGAAGTTAGAGTCAACCTTCGCAGTGATTGTGAGAGTATCTGAAGACTGATTCCCAAGATCGACCGAACCGTTGAATTGTGCTAAACCATCGGTTGACTGATTGGCAAAGTTACCCTTAACTGTAATCGTATCTGTTGAATCATCACCAAGCGTGACATCTCCATTTAGAGAAGTGTTGCCAGAGACAACCACCTCATCGCTAAAGGATGCATTTGCAGAGAATGTTGCTGATTCAGCAAAGGTTGATGTGCCTGTGACTGCTAATGTATTCGATGTGCTGATTGAACCAGTGACAGTAAGATCACCATTAGCATTGAGATTTCCTGATACACCTAAACCACTGAATACACCTGCACCTCCGTTTGTGGTATCTGCCCAAACAGTACCCCACTTACGAGTAGAAGAACCCAAGTTACCTGCGGCATCAGTCACAGGAATCAGAGAAGCAGAGACACCTTGTGTTGCTCCTGTAGCAACTGTCAAAATATCAGTGGTGACTGTACCATCAAAGTATGCGTTGCGGAACTCACGATTAGGAGCACCAATATCTACAGAATCATCAGCAATCGGTAGAATATTTCCATCGGTTGTGAAACCAGTTGCAGTGACGTTTGCTACCGCATAAACTGTACCATCTGCACGAACCGTAAACTGTTCTGTGTTTGATGCATTGGTAATAGTGAACGTTGCATTTGAGGTATCGTCCGACAACTGAAGGAATACATCTGCTTTGTCTGATAGTGTAGAGTTAGCAGACATAAACATGTAAGCACGTTGTCCACCACCTGCTGAGAGGATAAGGGCAGGACTATCACCCGTATCTGAGAAAGTAGCATTAGAACCAGAAAGAATAATGTGAGCAGAGTTTGTTGACAGATCCGAAATATCGCGTAGAGTAAGTGCCTTGAAGTCTGGAGTATCTGTCTCTGTACCGATCCGTAAGAACTGACCTTGACTACCACCCGTGACACGAATACGAGAGATATCTCCCATAATGATACGATCTGTACCAGATGTGGCAAAGTTTACATTGCCTTGGAATGTAGCATTTGCTGTGACAGTAAATGATGTTGCATTGATCGACGTGTTAGAGGCAATCTGAATGAAATTGCCTTCGTTACTCGTATTACCTGAATGCAATCGAACAGTACGCAACTCATTAGCAGTGAATGTGCCTGCTACGTGACCGTTACCCTTTGCAACTCCACCACGATTGGCAGAACCATCACGTGATACAGTGACTACGTTATTAGAAATAACCGTAGCAGCAAAGTTGGTATTCAACCGCCACGTGTTAAAACTATCGTTTAGATTTGTGTTAGAGACTGCTACTGTCATTTATCTACTCTGTCCAATAGTTGATGCAGAAGTGCTTTGACCTCAGATATTTCCTCTTTAACTGCGTCCAACTCTTTGAGTTTCGTATGCAGTTCCCATTGTTTGTTTCTTTGTTGCTTATATTTATCAAGCGCAGATAAGTCCGTATTGAGAATGGCATTATTTTTTACATCTCTAACGAGACTTTCATTTTCCTCGATAATCAACTTTTCTGGTTTCATCATTTCTGCAACGCAATTGCTCTCATATCATCAACAAAAGGCACAACTTGACTACCTGATGCAGTCATAACGATCTTCAACTTATATGTCTTATACGATTTGTACACTGCTCCATTAGAGTCATTATATCCAACGATGTTGCTATCATTAGTGTCAAGCAACGCAGTAGTTAATTGAGAGTTCGCAAGGAAGTTCTGTCCATCAGTGTTTGCACTGAAGGTAAACTCAAACTCGCGGAAGTTTGTTCCATCAAGACCTTCTGAGAAAGTATTACTTGCTGTGACCTGACGCATTTCTGACCAAGTTTTGTCGTCAATGCTTTCAGGATCTTCAGCATTTAGAATCTTCGCATACAGTTTGATGCCAGTTCCAACTGGTTTGTATGCAGTAAGGAACACGATCATATCTTCTGCGTCTTGTCCGTCTTCCAATTCGATTGTCTTAGAGATATATCGAACCAATGCATTACCGTTGTTGGTTTCTTCGTTTGTCGAATCGTTATTGATTACGTTATATGCACGAATACCATTCATACGAGTCGTATCGATAACTGGAGATTCGGTATCCTTATTTGTTGACCATGTTCCTCTCAGAGTCAATGTCTTGGTTGATCCACCAACCGCACTGAGTCCCTGTTCATTACTTACAGAGTACACGCGCTTGGTTGCATCAGTAAAGTCGTTGTCTTGACTTAAATCAACACTGGTATAACTTGAACTGATCACGCCAGTATTTGATGTGAGACGAGCATCCCATCTCGCACTTGTTCTTGGTGTCTTAATTTGAGGAATCTTAGGAACAAGTGTGTTCATGTCCAGATTTTCAATTGATGTCATACGCAAAGACGAACCAGAACGCTGTCCACGCAACCATGTATTGTTGTTAGCAAAACCATAGTGTCCACCTGCACCAGTTTGTTGAGTTGTAACCACATCGGTTACATGCAATTTGCCAGTTGTGGTATCAATAAAGTGAACCTTTCCTGTTGCAGTGTTCGCAGAGAATGCCGAGGTGTTACCAATCCATGCGGCATCAGCACGTGATGCACTGTTAAGATATAGACAGTTGGTGTTAGAACTTGCCGTTGTTGGGAAGTTGCCGAATGCATCAACCTTAACTGTCACTGATCCAGAACCACTTGCAACAATCTGGCGAATCGTACCGTTTGCATAGTTTGCACTCAGAGTATTTGCTGACTCTTTTGAGAAAAGAATATCACCAACAGACACTGAGTCATTGTTAGAGAATGTCAACACTGATTCAGCACGAACCGTTTCACCAATACGTATAGTACCAGTTCTGTTGTCAATATTCATGAAGTCCATATCATCGTTTTCAACATAGACTGTGCCTGTGACAGTTGTATCAAACTTGGCACGATAAATCTTGAACATTAAATCTTCGGACTGAATAGGATTCCACGTGTTATCGTTTGCGGAGGTGAATAGAATGCCCGGATATGTTTGCTTAGGAATCAGCAAACCAGTTACGGTATCGATGCCACCAAGTTCTGCAGTCCAAACAGCATAGTCATCTGAGTTACCACCCGGAACAACAACTAGAGCATAGTCTACGTTATTCAGCAGTTTGACAGGATTATCAAATGTAAATGTGGTTGCGGTTGGAGTACCAGTTCCGTCCCAAATGTTTATTTCACCTGGTTGCAAAGTCTTCTGTCCGTATGGGACAATTGTTGCAATTGGGAAACCAGTTTGCATTTCACGAATCTGAAGTGTGATTGGCAATGTGCTAGACTTTCTTCCAAAGAACAAGTCTATCTTAGTAACAAACACACCATCAGTTGCACCAGATACGTTGACGGCAAATGATTGTGCAATTGGGTCCCACCAACCACGGTCACCATCCGCAACTGTATGCCATGTCTGTGTTTCGGTAACGACCTCTTTAGAAATCTGAGGGAACACCATATTCACAGATGCACCACGCTGAACAATATCTAGTCCTTGTGAGGTGAATGAACCAATAGCAGTCGTTGTCTTAATATCGATTTCAGTAATTGGATCTTCGATATCCATTAACTTGAATTCTTTTGTTCCCACGCGGAACTTAAAGTCATCATCGTTTGGCAATCGGAATAAACCATATACTGTTCCACTTGCATCCGTAGTCAGTGCATCGCCTTCTTCTCCTGTTGGATTAAATGACGAGTCTGTTGGAGTACAGTATGCTGAAACTTTTTCATTATCAAAGTACGCATACACGCGAGTGCTTGGACGCATACGCACACCCGTAAACTGAATCTCAATTGAACGCATATATTCGCGTACCGAGACATCAGTAATGAAATTACCAAAATTGATACTCTCAGATGTGGTTTCAACATTAAAGTCTATACCCGTTCTTTCACGAGTTCTCCCAACCGTTGTCCAATCGCCCCAAAGATTTTGTTCTTCAAGTCCAGTGAATTCGATCAAAGATTGTAAGGAACTATTGATCCCCTCAAAATCGATCTGAATATCTGGAAGCGTTGTGATGTCTGGAGTGTTATCTGCTTCTGGATTGAGTACCACTTGTCCACGCCAGTTGAACAAAAGTTCTTGTACTGGATTACGCAGTTTGGTTGCGTATGGTTGATCAATCAATGTCTCATGCGTGTATGGAAGTGTTACCAATGCACCAGTTTGAGTTGCATTGGTTGAAGTCAATCCAACATCTTTTGCCAATTTGATATCTGAACGTCTGAATGTGGGACGCAGAACTTGGCGAATCTTATCGATTGCAGCACGATAGTTACGATTTCTAACATCAGCATTTTGGTGTCCACTGAAGTTATCAACAAAAAATCCATTCTTAAATCGATCCAGTCCAGAGTCGTTAAACAACTGCTTGTTCTGAGTTGATGTTTCAATCGCATTCAGAGTTGAGTAATATTCAAGGTTTTTAATACGCTGTTCAATACCACGCAAATCGCGCATCGTATATCGACGATTGTTTTCCAACTCTAACAAAACTTGATAGTCAGTTCTTCCATAGTCTTTTGCCACATAAGGAGACAAAGATGGATAAGGAGGAACTTCGACAATTGCCAGTGTCATAACACCTGACGGTTCTAGTGGAGTTCTTGGATTAAGAGAAGGAATACCCTTTTCTATAAGGAATGTGCCTCGTTGAGATACCACAACACGATCTCGACGAGGGAGATAGTATTGAATATCTGCTTGGAAGTTCTCATCAGGAGTTGGCATGTATATGCCATAGTTGCCTGTATATGAGAATGCAGTCGTAACCGCAGGGTTTGTCGGTGCGGATACAACTGTGCCTGTACCTGATGGAGTTACTACGTTTGTCTTCTTTGGACGAAAATCTATGCAGTCTCGTAAGTCGTAACTAATACCAGTGGTTGGTGAAATATATATGGGGACTGTCTGAGTAACAATAGAAGATGCTGCTTCTGGATTGTCATCATCAATGATATCAGCATATGAGTCAAATGTCAAGAACCCATAACCAGTAGAAGTGTCGCGTCCAAAGTAGTTAAACTTAACCATGAGTCCGTCTGCATCTGCCAAAGACAGAGACGCACCGTCTCGTAACTTCAGATAAGAAGTATCGTACATTGAGTCTTTCTGACCAGTAACGATCTCAAAACTACTTGTCACATCAGTATCTGAAGTGGTCACCGCAGTGTTAGAACCCTTGTAAACTGCAACCAACTGATACGCATCCGAAACACCAAGTGACCAAGGACCAGTTTGTCCTGCACTATGTGAACCGATGTTTACATGAATAAACTTATTCTTGAATACTGTCTTCTTCGTTGGATTAGCAGATGTACGCAAAACATTGTAGTAGATNTCAGCAGTGAATCCATCCAGAGTCGCTCGCTCTAAATCGATAGTAAGCGTTCCTGAAGGTTCTGTCAATGTACCACGTGCTTGTGTATCCCAAATGTAACCAACAGGATAATGAATCCTGTGAGCATTCGTTGCGCCAGAGAATGTTGCTAATGCTGTATTCTGAAGCGTCATCGCAGTCGCAGATTCAATAGAGGCAACATGCCCGATGACTGTCCATGCTGCTGCGATGTTTACTTGGAAAACATCACCCACGCGATAATCGGTATCAAATGCTGTTCCAGAACCAGTGACGCTTGTGCCACTGACATCAGAAATTGTACCAGTCAAATTTGCTGAGTTGGTAGCAGTCTTGGAGATGATGATGTAGTTACGCTCATCTGTGTTAGAGATAGAGGAACCACCATCGTTAAAGTCTTCTGAACCACCCGGTGCTGTATTACCAACTGTGATACTAGCAGTACCATCAGTTGCTACCGAAACAGAAGATAAACGCTTACGAACAACCCACTGTGTATCTACAGTGTCAGTCGAATCAGCATATTTCTTCGTTCCAAAGAAACCGTTTGTGAAAATTAATTTAGTCAAACTTGGTTCTTTAACAACTGCATTACCGCTTTCTAGTACGGGATCAGCAAATGAGTGCTGACTTGATCCTGTACCATCATTAATGAATAAGCACTTGGTATCAGAGAATGACGAACCTGCTTCCATCTGAATATCGAAAATGTAGAAGCGATATTGTCCAGTTGGTGTGCCTTTCGTGCCGTTGTGCCACTGCAAACCGCGCAGTTTTGCTTCACCGATTTTGGTTCCCGCGCCTTTGGCAGAAGTTCCAGAGTATGTTCCTGCTGAGACAGCATTACCTGCGGTGCTATGAAGTTCTACTGTGACAAGAGCATCAAAGTTCCAAGAACCTGCGACCTCATTACAGATAACATAGTTACCCATTGCTTGAGAGACTGCTACACCGTCTGCTGTGTCGTAGTCTGTTGCTTTATCGATATTGATGTATGATGCACCATACTGCTCAATCTTAAATCCATTAACATAACCACGACCCTTTTCGATTTCTGCAACCAATAGAGTCCCATCACCACCTTCAGCAGATGTGTAGCGTCCAAGACTACGAGTCTTTTTAAGATGCTCACGAATCCGAATATTAAAGGGATCAGTGACATAGTTACCATTTGTGTCGTATGCTTGCGCGGCAATATATTTACCAATATCTGAATATACGGTATCTTCGTTACGCTGTTCTACCGAACCATCTTTGATGGTTGCGATTTGGAAGAAGTTGACTGTGTTTGCAAAATCATAATCGTAAGTTGTTAGCGTCGGAGTCAATTTGAGACGTGACGCGCCCGGTGCGGCAAAGTTAGTCGCACCAGTGGCATTGTCTAGTAATGAAGAGTCTTCGTTAGAGTCAACAATTGATTCAACTGTGCGAATACCAACTTTCTTGGATGGATTGCGTGTGTACTTTCCAATGATGACAGACTGTTGAGCAACGCGAATGAAATTGCCTTTGTGGTAGACGATACCGTCTGTGATACCACCCTTCAATCCCAAACCAGTTGAACTGGTATCAATAGTAACTACGTTTGCTAATTGAACACTATCAGAGTTTCGTTTAACAAGCAGAGTTTCGCCATCCACGAATGCTTTGGTTGTGTTGTTTGCACCAGAGTTTGTGTAGTGAACGAATAGCGTAAAGTAATCAGGAGCAGCAAGTTCTGAACCATCTGCTACGTCTGCCAATCGTGCTGTCATACCAGAAGTAACACCTTCGACGACTGCGTTGGCAACAACTCCACTTTCATAGAACTGACTGAGTAGAACAGTACCGCCACTGGCATTCTTATCTTTTACTTTGACGTATCCAACGGTGTCGGTAGAAAGTCCACAACCACTGATTACTGTACCGTCAACCAAAATCTCATTAGCAAAACGTTCGATTTGGTTTTGCAAAATACTTTGGAGTTGAGTCAGTTCTCTTGCTTGAACCGCATATCCCGGACGAAACAGAACTCTATGAAAGTTCTTGTTTTCGTTGAAGTCGTCAAAATATGGACTTTGATTAAGGTTGGTTTCGATTGCCATTTACTCTGCCTTTAGAAATCTAATACGATTTTAATGTCTTCAGTTTGATCGGGGTCTCTCGTTACTGCTTGAACGTTCTCTACAAATAGAATTTCGCCAGAGAATGTGTTTGCTTCTGGTCCTGAGATTGCCTCAACAGTAGCGACTTCTTGTTCGCTCGTACTCTTTAGAATGATATCATCCTTTGTAAAAGGAATATTATCAGCATATCCTTCTACATTATTTATATAGACTGTATAGAAGGATGGATCAGATTGTGTCTCATCTTCACGAATATATACAATATTTGCGTTTGCGCCTTTAACAGCATTTGCTAATGCCTCATTTGCGCGTCCTGTAGGAGACAAATTCGTTACGAACTGGAGTGTTCCAAGTTCTGCTTTGAGACGTGTTCTTTCGTTTGTAATGATATCACGAACTGCTAAAGGATTTTGAGGTTCAGAACCGTCCATCTGACTATATGAGATTGTCAATCTTGTTGTCAGTCTCAAAGTTGCAGGGGAGTTACTTGTATTTGCAATTGACTCTACTGATTGAAGAACGTTATTTGAGTTGACCTTTAGCACTGGATCGCGCATCAAAGAGATTGTGCGGAACTCTGTGTTTGATGGAATGTAACCCGCGCCAGTATTTGATTGCCCAGAATTGTCGTTAAATTGTACATTTAACAATACTTTATCTGCCATCAATTCACGAACTGGATTCGCACCATGCCCACCAACAGGAGAGATAACCACGTTTGCGGTAGCACCCAATCCATGAATATTATTGGATGTGATGAGTGCTTTAGCACGTGTATATTGCGAACCAACAGTAATCATGTTGATGTTTGCAACACCACCAGTTGAGGTGTTTAGAATTGAATATGCTTTTGCTCCACGCCCATCACCAATGATAGTTACGGTTGGAGAAACCACAACACGCGAGTCAGTATTACAAACAATCGCAAATGCAGTGTTGACTGTCAATGTACGAGTAGATCCCTCATAGTCAATGACTCGACGCAATTGCCCTGCACCTGTACCAGACTTAATGTAAACTGATGCCCCATTATAGAAGTTATCGATTGGAGATGCTTCAGCATCACCTGCAGTGGATAGTTTAAGTGTGAACTTACCACCTGCTTCAACGACACCATTTGCAACTTGATGATAACCAGAACCCGTGTTGACTGTTTCAACAACTTCAATTGAACCGTTTACTGCCGCATTCTGAACTGCAAGTTGACGATCAGATTCTGTGGAACCATCACCAACAGTAATTGTTTTAACAGGAATGTGTAAAGGAGTCAAAAATTTATTTGCATCTCCTAAAGAGACAGTATACATATACTTCCATGTGTAACCGTCTGAAGTAGAGAATGATGAGGTTGAGAATCCAGTTGGTTTAACTGTAGATGTCGCGCCCTTATTATTGTATAAGCATTTATAGACATTATACTCGTCAGTAAACACATAAAAAGGACGCTCGTACATGTCTTCATCGGTGTCGCGATACATCGAGTACACGGTTCCAGATGTCCAGTTGTATCTTGGCGAAACATGACTGGCATCTTCAGTCGTTATCTTTTTGGCACCAATGAAATCTCGGTGTGCTTGATACTGAAGATATTGCTCGTTGTCGTCTGGATTGACTGGAGTAGGTTCATTCGGATACTGAAATACCTTTCCGATTGCAACATACAGAATCGTAGAGTTCTTTGTGCTTCGACCATCAGTCGCATTCAGTGCTTTGATAAATGCCTGTGCGTTGTTGATCGATAAATCTTTGGTTGCGTATCTATAAACTGCCATTAGATTGTTCCATTGTAGTAGTGTGCATTGGCACCTGATATATTAGAGTTTGCCCATGCAATAGTCAGGTTTGCTGATGTATCACTTGATACTATATTTAGTGGTATTTGATAGAACTGATTATGGGCATATTCAATTGTAAATATGCCACCATTCGCAAATTCTGCAAGGAAGTCCGTTCCAGAACCAGTAATATCAAAACTTCCACTTACAAGAGATACCGTACCATTTGATGCCATACGAGTTCTCTTTGATGAAGTTGCCGTTACGTCAACTGCCGCGTTCGACTGAAGTCTAAACTTGCCAAAGAGTGCTTGTCCTGCAGGGTGCACCAAATCAAGAGCAATATCTCTGAATCGCGATAGCGATACTGGAGTCACCACTTGATAAGAGAACTCTTGATAGAATCTGCTATCTTGAATATATCCGCGTGATGACGAAACATGAGATCTTGTGGATGCGTAGTAACCTTCTGAGTTGGCAACACCCTGAAGATCAATCGTAACCTCTGCACTTGTTGCAAGTGGTCTATTTGTCTTCTGAATAATCAGAATTTCTTTATCGCGATATGCGAAACCAGAATCGAGGACACGTAGTCCTGTAATTGTACCGTTGGCACCGACCCCTGCGGTGATACTTGCGTTTTCACCAAGGACTCCGCGATCTTCCAGACTCACAAGTTTGGCAGTACCAGTTCCTTTAAGGACATCTTGTGCCGCAGAGTCGTAGATGTTGAGCGTCACATAACCATCATTGACTGCATAATTAATGTTGCTTGGTTTCCTCTGCAACTGATCTTGGAATATACGAACAACCATTTCGTATGTACCATTAGCATACTGCACCGAATCAATTGCTTGTCCTGATGTACCACTTCCCTTAACATCACCAGAAGCAGAAGTATTTGCTTGAACAACACGGTCATTAGTGTCCAACTTAGTGATTGATGAGTTACCAGTTCCCCAATTTTCATCATCGGACTGAAGCGTGAGCACTACTTCACCAATACCCAAAGATGCAATATTATTTTCTCGCACACGAATGGTTGGTGCGATAGTATAACCTGCGCCTCCGACCTCTAGTGACAAATCATCAATTGTGCCAAACGTTGTGGCAGAGAAAGTAAAGGCATCTGATAACTTCGTATAGATATTTTCGATCTGTGTATTAGAAGTATCCAATGCCACGTTAGCAATTTCTGTAACTGAACCCACCTTACGAATTGGTTCGTCTTCAAGAAAACGATTCATAGGACCTGTGTCAAACTGAGAGGTCAGATTGGCAGTTGTATTTGCAGTGACTTGTAATGTAACAAGATCACGTCCACTATCACCTGCTCCAACGTCTGTGTCAACAACCTTTTTAATCACACCAAACGATCCACTTGTCACACCGACAAGTTCTTCTCCTTCGCCCACACTGTACGAGATGGGATCAATACTAATTTGTAAAACGTGATATCCAATCGTGTTTGCTTGGAATGCAGTAACTGTACCAACCGATGCACCACCACTTGTTCCGATATTTACTGTCTCGGTGCCTGTGAACTGACGATAGGTATCAACGCGGAACCAAGCATCACCTGCTGTGTTATCGACAATCGAAAGCACTGTGGCATTTGCGCTAGAGGTGACACCAAAAAGAGAATCACCCACACCAATATCCGCAGTGTTAGCAATATTAATAACAGCATTCGCATGATCGCGATAGTTGACATTACTGACTTCTTCACCCGACTCAGGGAAACCATAGTTTGCTGCACCTAGTAGAGTGTTTGCAAACTGAACCATCTGCCGACTTACACCATCAGCATATGTCACTGTGGGTGCCGATGATCCAAAAATATTGTTTGATTCAAGGCGATTGTTGTTGATTGATAAAGCAAAGGTATCTACAATATCTGTGTCTGCAATCTGAAAAGATGCAGGGGACGAACCATCGCCTCCGATGAATTGAATATTTGTTCCACCGGGGTCTGTTGATGGTGTGTAACCAGATCCACCATTGACAATTGAAAAGGTTAGTGTACCACCCAAGTCTTGAACAGAAGTAACAACCACCTTACCAAAGTCACCGTTGAGTGCAGAAATGAGTTCAAGCACATCGCCTGGTTGATACTCACCGCCCGGAGAATTGATGGTGACATTAGAAATACCTGCTTCGATGATTGGAGCATGTCCAGTTGACCCAATATCCGTTAGCAAACGAACGGGTTCTAGGTTATTAAATGAACCTTTAATATTCGATACAAGAATCTGATGAATGTCTCGTCCTTTCACGACAAGACGCTTAATATCTTCTACCAATGCCTCGGCATTTGATTCTGTTCCCTTGATAGTCTTACCAATAAAAGCAAAGTTATTTGGATCATATGAAGTAACCAAATATCTATCAATTCGATAGTCGCCATCAGAGACTTTTAGAATTTGTTCTGCAGGATATTCAATCTCAAGATCTTCGTTATACAATGCACGAAAAAGTAGTTTATATGCTGCTTCTGTACCACGTGCTTGGTTACCGTACTTAATATACTTGACAAGAAGTTTTTTATCTGCTATAGCAGAAACTGGAATCGATGGTAGAAATGTTGTGATGAAATAATCAATGAACTCGTCAGTCGTCGTTTCAATAGACCGATACGACTGAAGATTGCGAATCTCGTTTGTAAGTTTACCTTCTTGTTCAAGATACTCGTAGTATGCTTCAATGAACGCAAGAAACTTCTCACCTTCTTCTTTATAGAATGAAGGAAACTGATTTGCAACAAGTTTTGATATTTTCGCAATTGACATTAGACAGATTCACCCACGACTGTAATAATAGCATCGCCAGAGTTCATAATCAGAATCTGCTCTCGTACAGGCACAACATCAAAATTCTCTGGAGTGACAGTTAATTGAATTTCAATACCAGCATATGCTGTTGGTAAAAATTCATTGACATTTATTTCACCTGTGGTATAGTTGATTGTCCCTGCGGTTGCATTGATGACAACCTTCTGGTTAGTATCGCTGTAGCGGAAAATACGAATATTTCCACTACCGTCATCATCAAGAAAAGAAGCAAATCCGTCAAATGTAAATTGTGTTGAGATAACAGATAATGTACGAATCGGATTATTGAATTTAAGACGCACTAACTCTGCCGCGTTGAGATTTGGAACGAATCGCTTCTGCAATTTAATTGATGCATCGTTGTTCAGAATTGAACCAGAGGAAATATTATCCAATGCTCTTACAAAACGCGAGTAACGTAAACGGTTACCAAAACGCTCCAAGTTATTTGTTGAGAATGAAGCAATCGCATTACGAACTGCTTGTTCGATTTCTGATGTCGTATCAGTAGTACGTGTTAAGTCATAGTTCGTCTGAATCGTTGGAATGAGATAGGTGTAATCCGCATCGATGATCACAGGATCAACTGCCAATGGAGTACGATCAGAGATAGACTCTTTAAGTTGTTGCTTTCTCGTAGCAGTAGTGAATTGCTCATTAAATGGTTTTGTTGCAATGTACACCTTACCATAAACTGCAGGGTCTGCTTGCTCTCCACCAAACGCAATCACCGATTGTAAATCTGGATTCTCTGCCAGAAGAATACGCTGATAGTCATTGTTGATAACTGCACGATTCTGTGTCTGATAGTTGCGAGGAGCATTGAACTTAATTGATTCAATCGTTTCTTGTGGACGACCACCACGAGCATTAGTAACTGTTGTTAATGCCACCGATGTATACTCTGGTTCAATTGTCAGTGTATCAACTGCGAACGTGGTTGCACCATTTGTCGCGTCACCGTTGTTGACCAGATATTCGACAATGATAATGTTACCATTAATAACTTTCTTACCAAGCGAACCTTGTCCGAAAATAATTTCGTACTTTCCATCATATGCTTCTTCAAGGAAGTATACTGGTGTGGTTGAATAAATTTGTGTAATATTTGATGCGAGAGTAAACTCTGTGGTTTCTGTATCGCTCACAGAATTTTGCACACTCACTCTAATGCTTGTTGTGTCTACATTAGCATTAGGCAAAACATACCGAACTGGATTAGCATCGTTTACTGTAAACCGATGTGTTAGGGGTACGCCTTCTTTGATTGTGAAAGTCTTAGAGTAAACACCATCTGAGGCAATAACTGTTTCTGCTCTTGGTGTCACATACGTGTATTGAATGTCATCAATTGTTGTAGAGAACTTAGAGTTTCTCGGAATTGTAAACTGTGCTATCGTACTATCAATGCCAGTGAAAGTCAATGTAATTTCTGCTTGAGCACCAATAGCAGACACTGGAGTGTATCCAAGTTCCTTAGCAAAGGATACGACAGAATCGCGTTGCTGTGCTGTATCAAGGAACATTTCATTTGCTACCATGTTCAGATAGTAGGCATTATAATGAGTGTTATATGCCAAGACATCAAGCAAGGTTGCCATGACCGAACCGTCAAAGTTGTAGTCTCGGAACTGCGTTTGTGTGGACAGAAACGACCTTAGATTGGAACGAATATCCTCAAAGTCGAGTTCTGATACCTGTAGATAACTGTTTGCTGATTGTGCCATTTATCGGACTCTTTCTAGTATTACATCAAGTACCACTGGGTCTGGATCGTTTACAATGTAAAATGCAAGCGAGACTGTGACTGCGTGTAGGTCTGGTCTATCTTCAACCAATATATCAATAATCTCAGCGCGAGGTTCATAGTTTGTAATCACCTCTCGCACTGCATCTTCCATCTGCTGACGAGTAGCAGGGGTAAATAACTCAAACAAATAGTTACGTACACCACACCCAATATCTGATTGGAATGGACGTTCGTAAAAATCTGTAAGCACAAGTGATTTCACAGACTGACGCACTGCCTCACGATTAGTTTTTCGTGTCAGTTGCTGAGTGATTGGATGGGCAATAAATCCCAAGTCCAGATCACTGAAAACTTCTGCTTTCTTATCTGCCATCT